TTTTATAGATAAAGTATATTATTGTTTCAACTATTCTTTTTTCTCTCAAAAGTAAATTATATAATTCTTTTTTGAGAGAAGAGTATTAATATTTTTTTTGTTTCAATGATTTTGATAAATAAAGTATATTTGTATTTTAACTATTCTTTTTTCTCTCAAAAGTAAATTATATAATTCTTTTTTGAGAGAAGAGTATTAATATTTTTTTTGTTTCAATGATTTTGATAAATAAAGTATATTTGTATTTTAATTATTTTTTTTCTCTCAAAAGTAAATTATATAATTCTTTTTTGAGAGAAGAGTATTAATATTTTTTGCGTAGCAAAAACACCCGACTACAAGCGGAATTGTTTTTTTTCTATATTAAATGAATTATATCATTAAGTGGTTCCTTATAAGAACCTAAAATTCCATCTATAACAGCTGATGTAAAAATGTATATTCCAGCACGAAATATAATTTTACGGTCAAGATTAGTAAAAATAATATCTTTTTTATAAGGATTAAACCTATAAAATATAAATATAGATATATAAATACTAAACCATAAATCTATTATATCTAATAAATGATGTATCTGAACAGTATAAAAACCAAGTATTATAATAATTGTTAATACTATTGAAATCAAAATTGTAAAATCAACAAATATTTCTTGATATTTAAAAAAATTATAGTCAAACATATTATATTATATATATATATATATAATATTTGTTAATTTTATAAATATTTACAAATTATGTTTTTAAATCTATAATGATTCAACCTTATTAGTGTTGTGTATTTAGGAAGCTGTAAAATAACAATACGAATATATTTATTAAACATGAAGTTGAATATATTTATTTTAAAATATTATGTATTTATATTAATGAATAATCAAGAGTGTGTCTCCGAAATACATAAACAAACAAATACAAGAATATATGATAGAAATATTCCATCTCAAATGTTGCAACCTTATTTAGAAGTACGCCCAGTAATGACAAAATATTCATATTTACCAATTGTAGATCCTAGAAAAGAATTAAATGTAAAGATGGAACAACTTGGAACTTATAATAATAATAAAATATTTAATCCCGGAAATACACAATCGCCTTGGTCTGGTTTTGTATCAAACGTAAATGTTGAATCAGAATTAAGAAATCAGATTTATGCATTACAAAAATGTAGTCAATCAGTATTTGTTCCTAATAGCAAAAGTGATTTATATTCATATTCTTTCAAACCTACATCTGTTCCTCAATCACATTCTTTATTATTTGAGAAAACAAATTTTGTGGAATTTGACCCAAATCCAGACTCAAATGTGGTAGGTTATGGAATTTTTAACAACCCAACAAGAACACAGATAAGAGATTTAACAGAAAAATTACCAGGATGTTAAATTTGTTATGTAAAAATATTTTATTTATTTTCGTATTTTTTAGCAGATTTAAATCTTCAAAGGTGTATAATGACAGATACTTTTTTAAATAAGATAAACATGGAATATTTAAGTAATAAGGATCAATATAACAAATCTTTTGTGAATTTGGAAGTAACCAAAATAAATAAAAAGGATAAAAAATTTTATAAGAAGAGAACGTTTAATTTAGTAAAAGAATTATTGATGAATAACGAACCATTATTTTTGTCGCCAAATGTGAAACACGATTTTAATGTTTTTTTGAATTCCAGTATTGAATACTTTAAAGTATTAGATAGCAATGATATCATACAAGCAGATTTAGAAGGTCATAATAACATAGATGTAGAATCAATAAATGCGGAATCAATAGATGATAATATAATAAACGAAAATAATGTTGATAATCTTTTAATGCGTTCGTTAAATATCAATAATAATTCTTTGGATAAATTTATAAAAATAAAAAAAAATTACAATGAAATTATAATTCCAATTCAAAAAGATATAAATTTATCTGACCCTATTTTAAGAATTAAAGGTATTCCAAAAAAGAAAAATATCATCAATAAATATGAAGAGAACAAAAAAGAAGTTGTTTAAGAAAAAAAATAAAACAAAATATAAACATAACAAGACAAAAAGGGGTGGTTCTAAAATAAATTGTAGTCCTAAAGATAAAAATAAAATTAATAAATTCAGTTGTTATACAGATAATAATTTATATAAATTGCGTAATTTATGGAACATTAGACATAAAGACATGATAATATCAACAAATGATACAAAAGAAATACATAAGTTATTAACTCAACATATGAGTAATGTTTGTAATAAAGAATCATGTTGGTTAAAACAAAAATTTATATCAAGTGATATAAGTAAAGATATGATGGAGTCATTTGCACCTAAATCACCTAAAGAATGGAAACAAAATCCTAACGATTGGTTATCAACAACGGAAATAATGAAAGTTATGAAACAATATGAAAAAGCATATAATTGTTTTGATTTTATTGGTCCAAGTCCAATTGATTTTGATACTAAATTAATGTATGGTGAATGTGTTTGGAATGAAATATGCAATTTTAGTATTTCTGAACAGATTAAAAACGGTAAGACAAAAATAGGGTTCATATTTAATACAGACACACACGAAAAACCAGGACAGCATTGGATATCATTATTTGTAAATATTAAGAAAAGTCAAATATTCTATTTTGATAGTGTAGGTGAAAAAGCAACAAAACAAGTAATGGATTTAGTTAATCGTATTATTTCACAAGGTAATAAAGAAAATCCAAAAATAAAATTTAAGTTTGATAGTAATGTAGGAGTTGAACATCAGTATGGGTCATCAGAATGTGGTATATATAGTATTTTCTTTATTGTTCATATGCTTGAAGACAAAATTACCAAACATTATTTAAAAAATCATATATTAAAAGATGAATATATGCAAAAATTTAGAAAAATCTATTTCAATGATGATTTATAATAAAAATAATAATAATATTGTAAAGTAAATGTTAAGTTCAGATAATTTTTACATAAGACTTGAACCAACAATAGTTAAAAAACATTCATTAATTAATCGTTTTATCAATTATATATATGCAAAAATATGTTTTACCAATAATACATCAAAAAATAATACATCAAAAAATAATACATCAAAAAATAATACATCAAAAAATAAAGTTAAAATTAATGATATGTATTCCGATATAATAATTTGCGATTTATAATTAAAAAAAATAAATATATAAATAATACATTAGCTATTATATATATATATTACATATAAATGTTGGTAAATATTTTTTTGAATAAAGAAAATTTAACATTATTATGGGACATCATATTAGAGGATGATACATTTAAAACAAAATCAAAAGATATTATATTAAGATTAAATAATGTGTTCAATAATAATATTAATAAATTTTGCGAAGATGAAAAAAGTAATACGGATAGCTTGATGGAAATAAATAAAAAATTTATAAATATAATGCTGGATTCCATCAAAAAATTTTTTCCAAAAAATTCAATTAAATTAAATTCAAAAGAAATAAGAGAAAGAGAGAATGATTCAAGAGGGAATGATTCAAGAGGGAATGATTCAAGAGGGAATGATTCAAGAGAGAATGATTCAAGAGTGAATGATTCAAGAGGGAATGATTCAAGAGAGAAATCAATAACGTATCAGGATATACAATTAAATAGACAAGCTGATTTTGAAAAACAATTTACACAAAGACAAAATGAATTTACAGATGCTATGACATTACCAGTTCCTAAAAAACCTAAATTCGCCGACACTACAGAAGAAAGTATTGTGCTTGAAGCTGAGATGGAACTTGCAGTTAAAAGAAGTATAGCTCAACGTAATTATGATATTAAACAAATAAATAATAGTTATAATAACGATGATATAAATTTTTTTTTAAAACCAGTTGAAACTTCTTTACGAAAAGAGAATGAAAAATTAAATATAAAGTTAATTACAATAGATAATAATATTGTTAATAACAAAGCTTATGAAAATGATATTGTATATTTAGACAATAAAAAACAAATTACATGGGCAAAACCTTTAATGGATACAAATATCTCACCAAATATTAACGAGAATAATTTATTCAGTAAATTAAAACAAATACAATCTACAGAAATTATTAATAATAAAGCTTATGAAAACGATAATGTATATTTAGAAAATAAAAAAGATATAACATGTATTGAACCTTTAATGTATACGAATATCTCTCCAATTGTTGAAGAAAATAATTTATTCAGTAAATTGAAACAATTGCCATCTACAGAAATTAACGATAACGACATATTATTAATAGAATTGAATAATAAAATTGAGAGAATGTCGAACGATATAATTTCATTAATAAATATTACTAATAAATTTGAAAAAATGGAAAATGATATTAAAGTAATTTTAGAACATATCATAAAGCAATAAGAATTTTAGGTTACAAGTTGCTTGAATACTTGTTGTCCCTGTTGATTAATTTCAAGAGTTCCAATTTGTGACGGATTAACATCTGTTGTTTGAAGAGCTTCTAAATAACTTGTTTTGTCATATATATTCAATAAACTCTTATTAATTCTTTTGTAAATGTAATCAACCCCATTAAGTGTTATAGGTTTTCCTATCCATTGAATTTCTCGTTTATTAGTTAACATAGTTGTATCGTTCTGTTGATTAGTATAATCTGGAATATATGAAAATTTATCATTTTTGGGTTCCCCAAAATTCAAACATTTACCATTTGAATAAATGTAACAATCAAATGCAGTTTCTTTTATCATATCAGTTAATTGTCTTGTAAGTTTCCCTTTAATCTCGGATATTTCATATAAATATTGGTCACTTGTTAAAGGTACAGGTTCTTCTCCTTTACTTAAATCTTTTCTTTTAAGCTCAATAGCATCATCAGATTTTAACTGTTCTGCGGAGAAAATCATTAAATAAACGAATACTTCCACTGTTTGAAGAGCAAGTGGTAATGATTTATGACTACAAATACGTCTTGCACGACCAATAACTTGTTCCATTCTAACAGGATGCCAATATGGTTCCATAATATGAACATATCTTGTGTTACGAAGATTAATGCCTTCAGATCCTGATGATGTGATCATAAGTACTTTAATTATTTCACCCATATTGTTATTATTAGCTATTTTTTTCAATTGATTTACAATAGTAATTGGTACATAATTCCATTCTCCATTATAAATATTCCTAATTATTTCTTTTTCTTCAGCAGTTTCTGTTCCTGTGTATAAGGCATACGTAGGTTTTCCCAAATCTTCTTCTTGAATATCAACTTCCCAAACATCAAGATTATTTTTTTTTATTTTAAATCTTGTGAATCCATTTTTATCTAAAACCAAACTAAATATTCCAATTCCCTCAAGAGTTCTAAACTGACTATAAATTAAATGTAATCCCAAATGATCAGTATCTTTTATATTTTCAAGAATATGTAAAAATTTAGGGCTGAATGTTTCTAATGCTTCAGGTGTTAAAAAGTTATTAGAATCATTCTTTAAATTTTGAATAGTAGCATCTATTCTCTGTTTATAAGATACTCCACCAATTTCATCAAGTATTTCATCTCCTTCTACTTCTGCTTCATTTGTATCATTTATATCTTGGTTTTCTTCACGTTTTTTCGCTTCTTTTAATATTTTTTTAATATAATCTTTTTCGTCGTCTTTTTCGTCATCTTTTTCACCGTCTTTTTCGCCGTCTTTTTCATCATCCTTTTCGTCGTCTTTTTTTTTATTTCCATACAAAGGAATAGGTCTATCTTTCATTACATAATTACAAAACAAACGAGAGAAAATTCTGTAAGTGGAAGAGGGTTCCTTATATAATCCATCAATTCCTACTTGTTGTGTTTTTTTAGCTGGTTTTTCACTTTTTCTTTCTTCTTTACGTGCATTCTCATAAATCTTGAACTGAAAATCGCTCATTGGTATTCTAATTACATGATAATCAACACCAAGTGTTTTGTTAAATTTAGGTAACAGACTCTCTTGAGCACTTTTGAAGTAAGATGATAGACCAATTATTCTTCTTTTCAACGAATCAATATTTTTAAGTTCTTTTGTTGCGCTATCAATATATTGCCCTTCAAAAAGTTCTAATGTATCAGGCAAAGCTTTTTTATTCCTAATTTTAATTCCAATTGGAAGAATATCAATATCATTTCTTTTTAAAATACTAATAATTTTTCTCTCAAAATCTTCATTACTAACAAAATCTGAATTAAAATTAGTTTCTCCTTTTTCGTCTTTAGTATTATTTGAAACCCCTTGATATCCTGTATCTTTTTTGATTTTATTTTTAAATCCAAATGGATTTCTTGTTACTGTTAAAACTTTGCTACTTGGTGAATAATCAATAAAATCCAATGTTTTCTCTCCTTGTAGTATTTCATAAAGATAATTTTTATCTACTTTCTTATCACCCCGTGTAATTTTGATATCAAGCGGAAATTCCCATGTTTTTATATAACCTCTTAAAATATTGAATAGTATTCCAAATTCATTAGGATAATTAATAATAGGTGTTCCTGTTAATAAGACGATTCTTGCATTTTGTGCACTGAGTAAATATTCATATAATTTGGTAGATAAAAATTTTGGTGAATTTTCTTTCTCTCCAGTTCTTTTATCTTCAACAATAATTTTCTCCTTTTTTATCTTATTTACAATTCTACTAACTAAATTATGTGCTTCGTCAATAATAACAACTGAATTATCAAATATATTTTTTGTAAAACCTGCAGATAATTCTTCTAAACGTTTAGTTCGGAGACCATTATAATTAATAAATGTGTATTTATTTCTAATCATCTCATCCAATTGTTCATCAAGTGATTTTTTTTCGACGCTATTCAATACATCAAAATTTGACTGTTTTTTTACATTAACAAACCACGCACCCTTTCTTTTTTTGATAAATTCTAATGGCAAATTCAAAACACCTGATAATACATTTGCTGCTTCTGGATTGGTTATGGTTGAAATCCACTCCCAAAATTGGTTTTTCTTGTATAAAAGGTCTCCACATTTTTTTAATTCTTCCATATAATTTGTTCTTAACGAAGCAGGAGTCATAATAATAACTCGTTTAACATCTTTCATACCTTCAGCAATTGCAACTGATGTACATGTTTTTCCAGAACCGAGACCATGATATAATAATAATCCTCTGTAAGGTGTATAAAGATTTAAATAATCTCTTACAATCTTTTGATGTGTTAAAAGAGAGAAATTGCTGTTAGATTGACCTATAGTATCACATGAAATATTTTCAGAATTTTCTTCTAATTCCTTTTTGTAAGGTTCAAATAAAGAGTTAATAAAATTAACAAATATCTCTCTATTATTCATATAATAACTGCTAACTTTGATATTAATAGATGTTTTCTTTTTTGGAACTCTTTGTTGTATTGATGTATCACCAATATCAAGAAATGTTTCTGGGCCTAAAATGGCAATTCCCTTTTCAATCTTCTTTGTTCTTCTCTTGGGTATTTTAATTATAATTTCTTCTTCTTCGTCGGGTTGTATTTTTGGTTCTACTTCTACTTCTGCTTGTAATTCCGCTTCTTGTAATTCCGCTTCTTGTAATTCCGCTTCTTGTAATTCCGCTTCTTGTAATTCCGCTTCTTTGTCTTCTTCTACGTCCTTTTGTAATTCTATGTCTGTTTCACCTTTTGTTTGTGTTTCAGGTTCTTCTTCAAATATTAACGATAATTTCTGCTTTATTTTTTTAGGTTTCTTAATATCATTATCGTTCTGGATAGGTCTATTTTTTTGTGATTCTTCAACAATTTGAATAATAGGTTTGACAGATACTTTTGAAATTTTACTATCTGCCATTTTTTTTATTAAAGATTTTCTATCATAACCAGTATCTCTTTTATCTATAATAAGTATTTGATTTTCTTCTTCACCTAAAGGTTTTACAACCGAAGAAAGTTCCTTTTTTATAACAATAGCTACTTGTTTTCTTTCGTCGACTCTGGGTTTTAGTTTTAATTTTGATTTAAGTGATTCTAAATTATTCATTAGCTTATATAAAATCTATATATAAATTTTTATAGTTATATCTCTAAATTTCTGTACTTTTAATAAATATTAATGCTTCATTACAAGCAATTTGTTCTGCTTTGCGTTTTATTTTATGTTGTCCTTCCCCCATAAACAAAAATATTTTCCCATTTTCCACTACATAATCCTGTATACATTTGAATGTTTTAAATTTATTAAGGTTTAATGAATTTGAATGTGTAACTTCATGAATTTGTTGTCCTAAACACAAATAAACTCCCATTTTGTAACCTAAATCAATATCATGTTCTATTTCCAAATAATGCGGCGTGACTTTGAATTCCCTCTGGATTTTTACCTGAAGAATATTTTTATAGTTATCATCATTTTGAATAAGAGCTACCCAATCAATATGTTTTTCAAATATATTTTCAATAAACTTTTGTGCCATTTGAAAACCGGGTCCTGTAGTAAAAATTTCACTAAACCATTTGTCTTCATCCTTTACCGTAATCTTGTTAAAATCTAAAAATAAAGCACCTATAAATGATTCAAATAAACAACCTAATTTTTTCAAATTAAATCTTATTTTTTTCTCTTCTGCGTGTTTTGACAAAATTAACCAATTTTGAATTCCCATTTCAAATGCAACTTTACCAATTGCTTCATTTTTTACAATAGCAATCTTTTTTTCTGTCATAAACCCTTCGTTTTCTTTAGGAAATCTTCTATAAAGATAATATTTTGTAACTAATTCTAACACTCCGTCTCCCAGAAACTCTAATCGCTCATTTGATTTACTTTTCAAAGACATACAATCATCTGGACGTTCAACAATAGTTATATTTTGAAGAATATTCTCATAATTTGGTCTTTTGGTATATGATCTATGCACAAAAGCTCTTTTGTATAATTCTAAATTATTTACAATTGGTGGAACTCCATATCTTACGAGAATTGATTGAACTTCGCTCAATGAAATCTCTTTATTTAAAGAATTGAAAGGATTGAATATTAGTTTATCATCTACTCTGATAATATCATCATCATGAGTTATATTTTTGTAATCAGACATTTTATATATATTGTCTTATTATCTTTATATCTATTTTACAAATATATTGTAGGTAAAAGTAAAACGACATTATTATATCCCTGTTAATATAATATAACTTAAAAATATACCAAAAAAGTTCTTGGCAAATAAATCCAAAATATTATATAACGAATTTTTAAGATAATATGGCAACACGGCGGCAATACCATATAATGACCAAAAAAAGAAGAAATATAAAAATAACCTTATTCCTTCTTTATTTTCACTTAAATATTGTGTATATATTAAATAATAATATATCATAAATGGAATAAATCCTAAAACAACACCAGTTAATGTTGGGATTATTTTAGCTTCACCAAGATACCCAAATAGAAGCATTAATGAATTTAATATTAAAATAATAGAAATGTAATACCAATTTTCATAAAAAACAGTAAAAACATCTAAAGATTGCGAAATCGTTCTATCTTTATCAGTTAAATAAATAAGATAGATTATTAGTGTTACTAACATTACTGGTGTCGTTAAAGCCCAATCAATGTATCTTTTTGGTGTTATATCTAAAACATTATTTAAATTGTAAAATAACCATAAATAAAATATTGCTTCAACGATTTGTACGATAACTTCAAGAAACAGAAGCTGTCTAATTAATAATAATTTAGTTGGAACTTTTATAAATAATGTAAAAATTTCTAAAATCCCTGAAATAATTTGTATTATAATTGATATTTTTAATGTTTTAGTAAACAAATCTTTATACTTCATATTATATATATTGTATATTATATTAGGTAAAAGATCGTTATCTAAACGCTCTACCTATTTTTTTTGCATTCGTATGTATTTGAAAAGGGCAATAACTTTTGATTCGCTAAAGATCCCACTCTCCTATTCCGACCTTAGCAAAAAAAAGATTTTGAAGGTTCGCTGACATCGTAATTTATTCTTTAGGAATATATACAAAAAAAAAATATTGAAATAATTAAATAAATAATAATATTTTATTAATATATAAAAATGGTATATATGTCTGGAAATAAATTTGCTAAAAGCTCGGCTTTGATGAACAAAAATCAAGGGGGGGGACCAAAAAAGCCAGGTCTTGGTCGTGGTATCGGACCGTCACAATTTATTTTAACTGCCTACCGTAGAACTACAAATAATACAAATAGTAACGCATTAATATTCCCATCTGCAAGTACAGCTCAACAAGCTTGGAGACGTATAAGATATTAATAATATATATAGTAAAATAATTTAATGACATATTATTAGATTATTAAAGATGAAAATTATAATAGATAACAGAGAGAACGAATTAATTGAAAAGGTAAAAAAATTGATAGATACAAATCCATGTTTTAAAGATTTAGAAATAGTAGTAGAAAATCTTCCTTTAGGTGATATAATAATTTCAAATGGTAAAGATGATATTTTGATAATTGAGAGAAAATCTATAAGAGATTTAGCAGCGAGTATCAAAGATGGTAGATATGACGAACAATCATATCGTCTTAACGGTATAGCTCATGAAAACCACAATATAATATATTTAATTGAGGGAGATATAAACCATTTTAAAAACATAAAGATGGACAAAATGACAATTTATTCTGCAATTTTCTCTCTAAATTATTTTAAAGGTTTTTCAGTTATGAGAACGTTTTCAGTTGAAGAAACAGCATTCTTTATTTGTAATACCACAAAAAAATTAATAAAAGAAGAGAATGAAAAAAAGAAAGGATATTATTCAAAAGAAAATATTATCAATCAAGATAAAGCTTTAGTAGTTGAAGAAAACAATTATATTAATGTTATCAAGAAAGTAAAGAAAGAAAATATTACACCTAATAATATCGGTGAGATAATGCTTTGTCAAATACCTGGTATAAGTACAACTGCAGCTTTGACTATAATGAAGAAATATACAAAAATACAAGATTTAATTTTAGCACTGCAAACTGATGAAAATTGCTTAAAAGACATTTCATATTTAAATAACAATGGACAACAAAGAAAAATAAATAAAAGTTCAGGAGAAATTATCATAAAATTTTTGATTAGACCGTCTTGCGAGTAATTATGTCGACATTATTATATTATATTTTTTTATAATAAAAAAGTATATTATATAATGAATAAAAATATATCAACATTACTATTATTAATCGGTATTATTTTTTTAACATTTTTTGTATTTAGAATAATGAGCACGAAAGAAGGCATGACAAATGGTGGCGAGAATAATAGTTTTAGTTCTTCTAACGGTGTAGCTGGTGGTTCTGCAAATTATTCAGCTAATATAAAAGCAAACGTAATAAAAATGCAAGACACATTACTTATAAGTAAATATAGAACAGATTATGAAAATACAATTTTGAATTTAGATGATTTAGTTAATAATCTCATGTTAACTACAGTATTGAATATAGATCAAGAAAACCCTCAAATTGGATTAGAGAAATTAGTTAAATTAAGTGAATCTAAATTAGCACTAAATAATGTTATGAAATTTGTTGACAGTAAATAGACTAATACGCACAATTCCGCTTGTCACAATTCCGCTTGTCACAATTCCGCTTGTCACAATTCCGCTTGTCACAATTCCGCTTGTCACAATTCCGCTTGTCACAATTCCGCTTGTCACAATTCCGCTTGTAGTCGGGTGTTTTTGCTACGCAAAAAATAAATTCACAATTATGCTTTCAACGTAGCATCCCAAAGTTACCGTTGGCTTTCCAAAGTTACCGTTGGCTTTCCAAAGTTACCGTTGGCTTTCCAAAGTTACCGTTGGCTTTCCAAAGTTACCGTTGGCTTTCCAAAGTTACCGTTGGCTTTCCAAAGTTACCGTTGGCTTTCCAGTTTCATTTATATAATTCTTTTTTTTCTCTCAAAAGTAAATTATATAATTATTTTTTGAGAGAAGAGTATTAATATTTTTTGTTTCAATGATTTTGATAAATAAAGTATATTTGTATTTTAACTATTTTTTTCTCTCAAAAGTAAATTATATAATTCTTTTTTGAGAGAAGAGTATTAATATTTTTTGTTTAAATGATTTTGATAAATAAAGTATATTTGTATTTTAACTATTTTTTTCTCTCAAAAGTAAATTATATAATTCTTTTTTGAGAGAAGAGTATTAATATTTTTTGCGTTTCAATGATTTTTATAGATAAAGTATATTATTGTTTCAACTATTCTTTTTCTCTCAAAAAGTAAATTATATAATTCTTTTTTGAGAGAAGAGTATTAATATTTTTTTGTTTCAATGATTTTTATAGATAAAGTATATTATTGTTTCAACTATTCTTTTTTCTCTCAAAAGTA